AGTACTATTAAACTCTATTTTATCAGAAGAACCTGTTACAGAATGTTTTAAAACACTAGTATTATTTTTATTAAAAATAGCGCCATTTCCTTTTAAATGATTCCCTACTATTTTAGAATAACCTGAAACTTCATGCAAATAACCTATTGTTGTATTTCTTTGACTTCCCTTGCCCCCTGTTGATATTTTATTTATCCAAATATTATAAGTTTTAGTATAAGTATATGTATTTTTAGGAGTATTAAAAGCACCTCTAAATACTGTTATAGAATCTGTAGCAATATCCAAAATTTCCATTATTTCACCATTTTCAATAGACATTTTAAATTCACCACTATCTACAGATTGGTCTGCAAATTGGATAAAATCACCTGTTTGAAAAATCTCATCTAAATCACTAGTAGTTGTAGCATCAGATAAATCTATAGTTGTTGCCGAATCTGTTATGTCTTCACTTCCTGAACCTGTTGGTTGATATTGTGCGTGAGTTGTAGAATTTGGGTCATTTCCTAATTGCGAAATTGAAGCTACTAGTTTTTCCATATGAGGAATTGCACATAAAAAACTTATTTGCTCCATATAACCTTTTGTTCCAATAAATGAAGCTCTATTTCCTTCTTTAAATGCATGTATATTGCTAACGGTAACAATTTCATTATCTATTCCAGGAGTAGTAGTATTATTAATATGATTCGAGTTTTCTCCCCAAGTATGAGGAAAAAGAACTCTAGATATATTACCATCTACAGATGTAATTAATTTATTAGAGTTGATACCAGAAAGTATTCCATTTTTTGCATTAGGGTCTACATTTAAAGAAAATGTAGCAGTATCCTGAGGAATGTCTTTTTCAGAAGTATTAAGTATTATACCTCTTTCAAAGCTATTTATTTCTTTTATGCTTTTTGGCATTTGTCTCCTTTGTTACCCAAATTATATTAGACAAACTACTTGTCCAATAATCTTCTGGTATTGTTATTACTTGTTCCCGTCTAGCATTTGCCCCCATACAGCGGCTCTCCCATCTATAATTTGAACTATATCTACTGTAAATCTACCAGCTTTATAAAAGTCTATTATTGCAAAAGCATGAGCCCATTTATGCTTTCTGCCACCTAACCATTCATTTTTTTCAGAACTCATATTTTTTAAGCATCCTAAAGACCATGCTGATTTTGGTCCATCCATATGCGTAACACTATCTTGTTGCAGGGAATGATGATGACCATACATTATATTGGCACCTAATTGTCTTAGATGATTCTTAGCGTGAAATTGACCGCCAAAATGATGCCCGTGATAAAAATAGAGCTTTCCTATTTTAAGATATTTACCAGCTTTATAGAATTTATAACCTCGTTCTTTGAACTTGCATGCTTGTTCGAAACGATAGCCAGTTAAATAAGGATGCTCATCTACGAATCTATCTAACCATTCATCATGATTCCCTGCACATATGTATTTCTCTTTACAATTTGCTTTATCTAAAGATTCATCTATTTCGTCTAACAATGAATTAACACCTTTTATATCTTCATCTACTTTTGGCATAATATACTCTAATGGTGGTTTTTTCTTGCGTTTCCATTGCCAGTGGGATACACTGCCAAACTCACCTAAATCGCCCAAATCTACGTATATTTCGGGCTTTACAAGCTCTATAGCTTGTTTTACTACATTTATAGCAGGCACATCATGTATAGGTGCGTGCTTATCTGGGGTTACTATTGCTCTTTTTAGCACCCCGCTTTTAGTTTTTTTCATTATCAAAAAACTCCTAATTAAATTTAGAACGAGGGACGTACCCCCAATCGCTGGGGTTCGTCCATAATCCTTTCGCAAGCTGAAGATATTCTTCAGTCTTATTTTCCTCAAATCTTAAGATTGCTGCATCGCACTCTTCGCATTCCCAAAATAGAGTTCCTTCGTAGGTGCCCATTACTTCTACGCCCTGAATATCTTTGCAACCGCATTTACAACATTGACTAGGCTTACTTCTACTTACTATGCCTTTTTCAGCATATAAACTGTCAACTAACCTGCCTTTTTCTTCGCAAACATCTTCTAGCATTACAAGTCTTTTTTCTTCCAATTTGACACCTGTATTAGCCATTACTGCAATTTAGTTTTTACTTTAGCCCATAACTTATCATCTAAGTCATTAGTACTTTTAGCAACTAAATAATCGCCTAAAGCTACAACTACTGCTTTAATAATATCTTCACTAAAAAGACTTTTTAGTATTCCTATTATCATTGACTTCATTTATTCTCCTTATTTTTACAACATTTACAAACTAATTCTTTTTTAGGGTGAGCTATTTTTTCTAAAGCCTGTATCCTTTTTTCATGGTCACTGGCTATTAATTTATCAGGCGTTTTTTTAATAGCTTTTACAACAGCCTGTATAATCATTTTTAAAACCATTCCTTGTATCATTAATACCACTCCTCATCATCATCGTCATGTAAATTAAATAGTTCCCATCTACCTAAGTAAATTAAACCACCAATAAAGACTACTAAAAAACCTAATATAAAGTAGCCTAACTCTGTCACTTATCTAAACCAAGCCATGTTAATATAGAACTTATACAAAAGACAAACATTACCCCTATACCTTTAATCCATGATATTTGTCTTTCATTTTCTCTTACTCTTCCATTAATTTGGTCAACTCTATCTCTAATATACTCTAAATGAGATATTATTAAATCATCTTTAGTATTTTTTGTTTTCATTCCTCTCCTGCATTCTCAAAAACTTATCTTTCAAACCATTACCGCTTAAAGAGGCTATGACTTCAACTAAAGTTCTGTAACTATTTTCAATACCTTTTTGTTCTAATTGCATTTTCTTTTGCTGGTCTATTAATTTAACAATGATTCCTTCAACTCTAGCAAAAGATTCTCTAAGTTCTTTTTGCAACTCATCTTGTATAAATTTGTTTTGTTTTTGTATAAACATCCAAAACGCACAAGCGACTACAAGAGGAACTCCATATTTTTCTAATATTTCTAACCAATCCATTACCTACTCCATAAAAATAATAAAAGCATAACAAACTTATCTAATAACCACAAAAGAACTATTAATACTTTTGTGTCCATACTACTTTAATCTATATTTAACAATAACATTTACAGAATAATCTGAGTTTGTTCCATCTTGCCTAAAAGTTGCTAAAATAACTTTACCAGCTGAAACTTCACTGCTATTTACAGTCCATGTAGACAAATAAGCTTGCTCAACTCCTTCGTTAGTAGTATCTGAATTATTAGCCAAAATAACTCCATTTGTCAAACAACTAGTACTTCCCGATGTAAAATCATAAGATACGAGATGAAATCTTGTAGTATCTCCAGTTGGATTGTCTGCACCTTCTATTGATGCTACAGCTTCAATTATTATATCATCATGAATATACCACATACATGGAACAAAATCACTTGCTTTTTGATTAGAGATGTTTGCAGTTGTTAAAGATAAATTTGGGTCTGTACCAGTCCCTAAACGAGGTTCATCAATCTGCGCTGAAGTTTGAACCATGCCTACTACTGGCAATGCAATATGCGTATTTGCAGGATAATTTGTATTACTGCCATTACCTACTCCAAAATTCATATATAAAAAATTAGAAGTTCCAGTAGATGCTACTGTACTTGATACTGTTTCTCTAGTCCAACTTGTTACTGACATACGTTCTCCTAAAAGTCCTGTGGTTTAATAAAACCTGTTGACTGATAATTGCTTCTAGCATACTTTTTAGCTCTTTTAACACCTATTGCATACTCTTGGTCAAAATATTGAGCTGTATTTAATTCCATATGCCTAGGTTCTTTATATCCTTGTGAAATAACTTTGTTAACAATAGCTTCGTGAAATTGTTCAGGTATTTGAGTCCAAGTTCCTAAAGTCATATTATCTACAGTTAAATCAGCGTCTCTAGATATAGCATATATTCTTAAATCTTTTGCTTCAGAAATAGAATCCCAATCACTTGTTACCCCATCTTTAGTTATTGCATTTGTAACTTTTTCAACTATACCTATTTTAAGTAATTTGTCTACAAACCAAGCTCTTTCTTTATAATCAGCCATTATCCATCTTCTCCTGTATCATCGTCTATTTTAGGCTTTCCAACTAATTTTGGTATCATAACATCATTAAGCCAAACAGATAAAATTTTTATTATCTTATTATCTATAGTATAATATCTTTGATTTGCTTCAGTTGTAGATGTATAAGAATCTTTAACAATTTCTGTTTGTTCACAAAAATCATCTTTAGCTCTATTTAATAGTTTTATAATTTCAACCTCTCCCATATGCGGGTGATGCTGTTGTACTAATTCTACCATTTCTTTAGTCTTCATTACTCTCCTCTAGCCTGAAAATCAGCTTCTGAATATCTCTGCATTTCTAATTGAAATTGTGCGTTTAAAGATTGTATTTGATTCATAAGCATTCCTTGCATTTCAACATCTTCTTCGTCTTGTACAAAATCACTTATATAAGCTTGCAATATATTTATACAAGCTTTTAATACTACAGATTGCAAAATTTCTTTAGGCAAACCATCAATAGTGCTTCCAGAAGTATCAAAGCCAGATGCATATTCAAAATAGTAAGCCTTTGCTGTTTCTTGGTCTGTAGGGGTAGGAAAAATATTCAAATTAGTCGTACCCCCATCTGTTTCGTAAGAATATACAGGACTGTATTTTGTAGCCAAATAAATACTATTTACATCTTGAGCTTTGGCAAAATCTTCTATAGAAGTAGGAGTGCACTCTCTTGAGTATCCTGAAGCGCCATCCTTCCTAGTAACTAAAAGAACTTTCTTACCTTCAACAGCATTCCAATAAGTATTACTAGAATTAAAATCTCTTGGGTTAACAGCATACTTTAGCAGTAACTGAGGAGGTAGCATATCAGCTACTTCGTTTATAGCAGAATCTATCAAATCACCAGAACTACTAGTTGCTATACTTGTATAGTCCTCTCCTATTAAATCAGTTATTCTTGCAGCTATAGTAGCCATTATTTTTTACCCTTTTTAATCTTTTTAACACTTCTTTTATCTGTATTCAATTTCCTTCTTGTGTCAAGCTTGACTCCATGAAAAGGGTTGCCTATTCCATTTGAATAAACAATTCCCATTAACCTTTGCCGCCTTTTGAAGGTTTAGAAGGTTTTTTAGAAGGAGACTTGCTTTTAGACTGTTCTCCTTTTTTAAACTTGTCCATTTTATCCATTTTCGCAAACTTAGCACCTTTTCCATCCATTCCGCCTGATTGTTTTTCGCCAGCCATTCCTTTGACTGGAGTCGCTGGAACAGTAGTCAAAGACACTAGGTCTATATTATACGATTCTCTTTCCTTACTCATTTTTTTTCTCCTTATTAAAAGTGAGGCATAATATGAAAAGTAACTGTTTTAGTACTTTCATTTTGCCCATTTGCTTTAACTGTAAATCTTGTAAACTTTGACATACCATGCAATTCTACTGCGTACATCATCATTATTCCATCACCTTCTGTAACTTCACTATCATCAATAGCTGCTATTTTAGCCATATCATTACTTATATCACTTGTTGCAGGCGTTCCTGTTTCAAACTGGCCTTGTTTAAACCATGTTGAGCCATCTACACTATGCTCTACTTGAACATAAGTATCAGCTGCTAAATCTGCACTAAATTTTGCTAAAACAGTAAAATCAGACTTTACTGGATAAGGAATATGAGAAGTACTTGAATCTGCATTATCGCCAAGAGTTATTGTCTCAGTATAATAGCCAGGAGTATGGGTTATTTGCCCATTACTGCCAACTACTTTATGCATTGAATCCCAAGCCATTTATATCTCCTAAG